TGATCAAACCAGTGGCCTTATCCCAGCCAGCCATACCTTGATTATCAAGGCCTGTTTGCAATGTTGGAGCATGTAACTGGCTAGACAACTGTGGCAATCCGCTAGTGCTAAATGGCTGATCAATCATTTGACCAACATAGTTCAAGCCTTTGCTTTGTAGCTGGCCAAGACCTAGTGAACTAGCAATATCGTAGTTGTAAAGTTGTTGTTGCTCTGGGCTTAATGCAGTTGTCGCAGTCCATGTAGGATTGCCGTATGGGTCTTGACCTGTAACCGCATAATTTAGCGATCCATAAGGGGTAACTTGATTGACTCGGTTAGCTGCCGTAGCTGCTCTTGCTGCGTCTAAGTTGCCCGCTGCCGTAGCTTCTGCTGCGCCTGTATAGTCTGGCGTTGCCGCTTGCGTTGGCTTGCCAAACAAAGCTCCTGTAACACCGCCTAATAATCCACCACCACCGCCCATGTCATTCTCCTAGTTTCTTGCGTAATGAGCATTGAAGATTTAGCCATCTGCAATCTTCTTTTCTCATCGCCATTAAAAGTAAATCCCCATTTTCGTGAGCATCTTCAATTAACGCTTTATCTTGGAAACCAAGGTGTCGGTTTAGTTTTATGGCTTCTTCATTTGAAGCTTCCATAGTCGCTAATATAACCTTTTTTTCCAATTTGTTAAAGGGGTAATCAAAACAAGCCCACAATAAATTTCTGTCCATCCAGTATTCACCAACAGTTGCTATGTGCATCGCACAGGCATTGGGTATAAAGTTAGTGAAAGCCACTACTGCTACCAAGTTACCGTCTTTTTCTTTACCTATAAATCTAGCTTCATCGCCAAATTTTTGAAAAAGTATGCGTTCAATCCATGCTCGCAAGTAATCTTGATTCTCAGTAGTAATCAAATAACTCCCCCTGTTTCCATCACAAAGTCAGTTGATGCCCAATGAACCTCAATGCCTTTTGATGCCACATTCAGCGAAATACTTGCACAATAACCTATGCCTGATACACCTTGCCAGTCTTTATTGACCGTTAAAGTACCACCCCAAAAGTTATCATCCCACTCGCCAATATCCCATAAGCCAATAGTCAAAGCAGTTGGGTTAAATGAAACCTGACCTAATTGAGATTGAGTATCAAAATCGGTGTTAATTGCACATAAAACGCTTGGCAATCCGTTATCTGTTAGGAATATAGGTCTTACAAGGGTAAAACGCTTATTTTGACCACGGCTATCAAAGTAGTTATAGGCTTGTTGAACTGTGGCAGTAATCACATTACCATTATCGGAAAAAGTATCCCAAAACTTGCCAACAAAGCCATTTCCACCAAAATAAATGTTGTCGTTGTGAATTTCAAAGTTTGTGGCTGGTATGTTGGTAAATCTACCCCAAGATTTTGTAATGTTGTTCATTACATACTGCTCAAAGCCTATGTTTGTAGGAACATTGACAATTAACATATTGGCTTTTGGAAAATACTGTATTTCCCAGCCAAAGTTGTTGCTATACAAACTAGTGGCATTTGCAAAAGCACCGTAAATCTTGTCTGTAAGGTTTACTCTAGGGTCTAAACGGCTTGATTGCAATGATGCTGCCAACGGCACAAGACCTTCTTGGGTAATTAGCAATAAATCACCGCCAAACTTAGAAAAACATCGTCTGTTGAATGTCTGACCTAGTTGCCAAACACCTCTTAATCTCCATGTTGTTACATCGCTTGGGTCTGTGCCTTCATAAACGATAACTTCGCCCATGTTAGTTACAAAAACTGCGTAATCATCAACGCCTTGACCAGCATCAATAGTCCAAGTTCCCATAGCTTGGATAAAACCGCCCATTTTTGCAACAGAGCCAAAGTCTAGTTTGCTTGCTGCACCTGATACAGCCTTGGTATTCAAATACCACACATTCATTGAATCTTTTTGCACATAAAACAAGCGTTCTTTAAACACATTCACATTGATAAATGTGTTTGAATTAACGCCAGTAATCGCATGAACGACCACATAAGAGCCAACCACGCTTGCATCGGCAGCTGGTGCAGTAGCCATCGTATAAGTAAAGGTTGTTGAACCTGTTACCGTGATGATATAAGTGCCGTTGTAGTTAGATTCTGTAGCACCTGAAATAGTCACTTGATTGCCAGTTACCAAGCCATGTGCAACAGCCGTTGTAAGGGTCGCAGTTAGGTTGTCTGTGCCACCCCTAGTGATGGTGCTAATTGTTTGTGCTGTGGCTGTAGTGGCTATTTTTATCCAATTTGTGCCGTTATAAAGCAAAGCTGGGTCTTGACCGTTTACTGCTGATAAAAAAGGGTCTCCAGCACTATTGGTAAAGTTAGCGTGTTGAAATCTGCTATTAGATAAACCTGTATATACAGAGGTTGCCGTAGAAGTAGCGGTGTTATAGATAACGCCATTAGCCACGGCAAACAAAGTCTGTGATGTTGGCCCAGCATAGTTCATTAAGGTATCTACTGAACCAGTTATACCACCTGAATGTTGGCTATAACCCTTACGCATCAAGATGTCAGTAGGAGTTGGGAAGAAATTAACCATCTCTATTGCATCAATTGGGTTCATTTCAGCTTGGGAATCCCTAGCATTCCAACCGCCAATAGGTGATGGCAAACTTGCCGTTTTAGCAACTCGTCTTTGTGGGAAAGCCATAATTAACTTCCGTAGCCAGTATCAGGAATATTTGCGTAACCGATAAGAACCTTAGATGGGTAAGGTGCAAATGATAAGTTTGGTGCTCCCTTGTCATTAGCTTTCGCCACATTCAAATAACGGTCATATTCTTGCTGTAATGAAGTGGTATCAAAGCCTTTAATCTGCCAATATCTAAGCTTTGTGCCTAGAATCATGATTTGGTCATCAAATATGGTTGTGTCTGTATCGGCTGTAAAGCTATTTTTCACTGCTCCAGTAGAGCTTTCAGCCCAGCCTTTTGAACGGTATTCGTAGCCCAAATACTCTTGGGTGTTCATCATTGGCCATACTTGGAAATATTGACCCAAAATACGCCATCTAATGCGTGGGCCAGTTGAAATATAGCCTGATTTTAGCCATTGCCATTGCTGTGCATCTTCAGGGCCAAGCATCTCCCAATGTTTTGTCTTATCCCATTGGGTGCGGTCTGTAATAGTTTCATAGTCAGGCGGTAAGTCATACTTTGTCTGACCAAATGTAAGCGTAGTGCCAACAGCCGTTTGCTCTGCTGGCTGATTTAGGGTAACAGTTGAACCGTTTACGGCTACAACATAGCAATCTTGAGGAATGCCTGTGCCTGTAACCATCCATTTATTGGCAACAATACCTGAAGTGTTAGCCACATTCAAAATGTCGTAAGAACCATCTAATACATCGCCAGTAGTGCTAATTGCTTGGGTGTAAAAGCGGTATTCTTTTTGCAACGCTCTCCAGTCATACTCTTTTGTTAGGTTATAGCCCTGACGGTTCATCAAAGCTAATAGCTGAATTACATCTTGATTGGTGTTACCAGCAACATAGGTGGGAGCAACTAATCCAAGCTCGTTAGAGGTTTCTTGCATTAGTTGGAGCATTGTCTGTGACATGGAGAATCCTTTACTTTAGTGGTTTGCACCCTAAGTAATTAAGGTTTTCTTGATTATAACAATTACTGCACAAAATAAAAGGGGGAGAACCCCCTTATTTATTCTTCTACTTCTTCTTTAACTTTGCGTTTTGGTTTCTTTTCGGAAGCCATTAACAATAAAGCTTTCATTTGCTCTTGCATCTCTGCAATTTGTTTAGCAGTTTCAGCTTTAATTTGCTCATTTTGTGCCTTTAGTTCAGCAATTTCAGCTTCACGCTTGGCTTCTTCAGCAGAATCATTAGCTAGGTTCAAAAACGCTCTTGCCTTGTCACGCAATGAGTTAGGTGACATACCAGCAATCATGCCAATTCTTTGCAATTGACCATCGTTTGCGTTTGCAATTAGCTCAACTGTAAAGAATTTCAATGCTCGCAGTTCTTCGGCAGCACTAGCGGTTAGTTGTGGCCATTCACCCACAGGTGTGCCAATAACTTGTTGCTGTCCAGCTTGCTTGTTTTGGAAGTGAGCCCATTGTCTTGGGAATCGTGCTTTGTGGTCTTCTCTAGCAATTGTGTCAATTTGGGTCAATTGGTCGCTAGGAGTCATGATTTTGACAAACACTACATCTTGGAAGATTGGTCTGCCAGCTTCTTCAGAAGCAAAGTTTTGTTTTACAGGTTTGATGTAGAACTCAGCGTACAAGTTCTCATCGCCATTACGGATGTCTGATTCAATAGCCATTTAATACTCCTTAAGGGATTAAGGTTGTTAAAAGAAAAAAGGGCAGTCCGTTAAGACCGCCCTCTTAGTTTACTACTTAAGTTACTTAAACGCTAGTAGCAGCAAACCATGCATAAGAACCTGAAGGTACTGCAACGGCTGGACTTGTGTAAGAACCGCCTGAAGCTGTAACAACAAATGTTGATGCATTGATTGAGCAAGTAGCTGTAGAAGCTGTAATAGCTGCACCAGCAACACCTAGAACATAGCGTTTGCCATCTGAACCAAACACCTGTGAACCCAATGGGCCGTTTACAGGTACGCCTGTGCCAGCTGAGTTTGGATTTGTATTAACTACATCATCCAAGTTAATGCCAGCGGTTGGGGTAATGTTATAAGACATAATTTTCTCCTAAAAGTTAATGGATGTGACCGCAATTAAGCAATCAACACGCCTTGCAAGAAGCTGTTAGAACAAGTCAAGTTACCAGCCCAACCGTATAACTTCACGATTGCATCTTGGTTAATCGCTTGGCGTTCACCACCGATAGGTACAAAGTTACGCTCTTTGTGTGGGCGTAAGAAGATGTAGTTTGTGTTCAAGAAGAACATATGGTTAGCTGTACAAGCATTACCTACACCACCGTCTAACACCACATCAGCAGATGTACCACCACCGTAGAACTTCAATGATGCGAAACCACCAGCAGCTGATTCTTCGCTAGTAATACGCTGAATAGCTTGTAGTGACTGAACATACAATGAGTAGTAGTTGTTGTCTGCAACGATAAGGTCAGCCTTGTCATTACCACGAACCAATTGGATAGCCAATGAAGTCATGTACTTTTGGATGTTTGTGGCTGAAACTGCTGCACCACCATCTGATGTACCTGAATACTTCTTAGACTGCCAGAAAGTCCAGTTTGCACGGTTAATACCACCGTATGTGCCTGATGTTGGAGAATCAGGAACAGCAGCTGCCAAACCAGTAATGTTCTTACCACCGTTACCAGTACCGTCACCATAGATGTCAGAACCGATGCGGTTTAGCAAGCGAGCTTCAGAAACTTGCATACGACCATCTAGAAGGTCAATGATTGCTTCTTTGCTTGAGTTTTGCAACATTTCAAGACCTGACATTGTTACTGAGTCAGCATACTGAGTGATGCTGAACTGAGCAGCAGAAATAGGGCTGTCAGGAGTAATGTTAAGAACTTCGTAACCTGAGTAAGAGTTAGCGTTGTTCGTGTTAGGGTCGTTATACATGATTTCTTCCAAAATCACATTACCGCCTGAGAATGGGCGTACATTGCCCTTAGACTTCAA